ATCGCGACCATCAGCAGCAAATACACGCTGACCGATGCGCAGAAAGAACAAATCACCAACCTGAAAGCCCTCGACGGAGACGCAGCATGAAAATTCACAACGTAGCTCAAGGTTCCGCCGAGTGGCATGCCCTGCGCGGCCAGCACTTCACCGCCTCCGAAGCCCCGGCCATGATGGGCACCTCGAAGTACCAGACCCGCACCGACCTGCTGACCCTGAAGAAGACCGGGATCGCGCCGGACGTGACGCCGTCTCAGCAATTCATCTTCGACAAGGGTCACGCCACTGAGGCGGCCGCCCGCCCGCTGGTTGAAGTGATGATCGGCGAAGAGCTGTATCCGGTCGTAGGCACCTCGGGCAACCTGCTCGCCTCGATGGACGGCGCGACGATGCTCGGCGAGACACTGTTCGAGCACAAGCTCTGGAACGAATCGCTGGTCGCCCAGGTGAAGGCTGAAGAACTGGCCCCGCACTACTACTGGCAGCTTGAGCAGCAGTTGTTGGTGAGCGGCGCCGAGCGTGTGATTTTCGTGTGCTCAGACGGAACCGCAGACAACTTTGTCAGCATGGAATATCGCCCGGTCGCCGGTCGCGCTGAGCAACTGGTCGAAGGCTGGAAGCAGTTCGAGGCAGATCTTGCGGTGCATGAGATTAACAGCGCGCCTTCAATCGTCGTCGGTAAGGCACCGGACGAGCTGCCAGCGCTGCGCATCGAGCTGACCGGCATGGTCACCGCCAGCAACCTGAAGGTGTTCGAGCAATCAGCTCTCGCAGTCATTGACGCTGTTAAAACGGAGTTGACGACAGACCAGGATTTCGCTGACGCCAAGAAGGCGGTGAAATGGTGCGCAGATGTTGAATCGGCTGTCTCCGAAGCGAAAAAGCAGGCGCTGTCGCAAACCGAGTCTATCGATGGGCTGTTCAAGTCCCTTGAGCGTGTCAGCGCACACGCCCGCGAAACCCGGCTGAAGGTCGACAAGTTGGTCAAGGCCCAGGAACTGGTCGTAAAGACCAGCATCAAGCAGAAGGCCGAGCAGGCGCTGACTGATCACGTCGCAGCGATCAACAAGACCCTGGGCAAAGTGGTGCTGCCGCCGATCGCAGCAGACTTCGCGGGCGCCATGAAGAACAAGCGCACCATTGCCAGCTTGCAGGACGCTGTTGATACCGAGCTGGCCCGCGCCAAGATCGACGCCAGCCAAACGGCCGACGCTATCCGCCTGAACCTGGAAAGCCTGCGCACCCTGGCCGCCGAGCACGCCTTCCTGCTTGTCGATGCTCAGCAGCTGGTCACGAAGGCCAATGACGACCTGGTGGCGCTGATCAAGGTTCGCATTTCCGAGCACAAGAAAGCCGAGGAAGAAAAGGCCGAGGCCCTGCGCGAGAAGATCCGCAAGGAAGAACTGCAGCGCATCGAGGACGAAGCCAAGGCGAAGCAGGCGGCCGAAGTAGTTCCCGAGCCCGCGCCAGTCGCAACGCCAGCGCCGGTGAAAGCTGCCCCAGTCGTTCAGCAGTCCGCCAAGCCTGTAGTTACGCAAACCCATCAGGCAGCACCAATGCAGGCCAATGTTTACGACCTGGAAGCACTGGTCAAGGCAGTGGCTTACGGGCAGGCCCCGCTGTCGGTATTAGCGGTCAACTGGGAAGCGCTCGACGCAATGGTCGCCGATCAAGGCACCGCATTCAGCATGGCCGGCGTAAGGCTGGAAAAAGTAGCGGCATAACCATTCAAGCCCTGGCAGACGCCGGGGCATTCAATCGTAAGTCAGGGGTGACTATGAAGGGTCTATCTGATGTTTACACCAGAGCAATTGAGGGATGTGTACAGCTACGGATTTAGCATCCCGCAGACCTCTGAAATGACAGGCTTAAGTCGATCAATGGTCAGGACCGTATTGCACGGACTTGGCGCTCTTCGGAGTCGCGCGGCCGGGGTTAGAGCAGCCGCTCAAGAAGGGAGACTTGGCTCCGGCCTAAGAGGTAAGCAGCGAGTGTTTTCCGATGAGCATAAATCGAACATCAGATCTGCAAGGCTGGCTCATGGTGAGAAGCACGCCAAAGGAATATCGGTAAAGCCGAGCGGCTATGTCGAGTTCACTCGCGGAGAACACAAAGGCAGAAGCGTTCACCGGGTGGTGGCAGAGATAAAGATTGGCCGAAAGCTAGGGTCGGACGAGCACGCGCACCACCGCGACGAAGACAGAGCAAACAACGACCCGGACAACATAGAAGTGATGTCCGCCTTTGATCACATGAGCATGCACTCAACTGAGCACGCCAAATACAGAGAGAGAAATCAAGATGGCACGTGGCGTTAATCGAGTAACCCTTATCGGTACATGCGGGCAGGATCCGGAGTGCAGATTCCTTCCTAACGGAAACGCAGTAACGAACCTGAGCTTGGCCACCAGCGAGCAATGGACCGACAAGCAAACCGGTCAGAAGGTCGAAAAGACCGAATGGCATCGCGTGTCGATGTTCGGCAAGGTCGCAGAGATCGCAGGGGAGTATCTGCGCAAAGGCTCCCAGGTCTACATCGAGGGCAAGTTGCAGACCCGCGAATGGGAAAAGGACGGCATCAAGCGTTACACCACGGAAATCGTCGTCGACATGCAGGGCACCATGCAGCTCCTTGGAGGAAAGCCGCAGGACGGCAACCAGCAGCAATCGGCGGCACGCCAGCAACCTCAGCAGCGCCAGCAGCCGGCGCAACAGAAGCAACCAGATCAAGGGCATCGCGCAAATGGTCCGCAGGGCGGGGTTGCGCCTGACTTCGACTCATTTGATGACGATATTCCCTTTGCGCCACTCCACAACCTGATCGGCGCTTGACCATCAATCCGACGTAACCGACCAAAAGGGCGCCAATGAGCGCCCTTTCCTTTGGGTGCCAAATGAACCAATACAACGACCTCCGAATTATTGACCGATCGACACTGGCCTCTGCACAAGAAGCGTTCCTGCGCTCTGGCAAAAAGATCGACGAACTGGAAACACCCGAATTCATCCCGCGACCTAAGCGCATCGAACCTCAGCTGACGCAGGAAGAGATCGAGCTACGACAGATGGCCGATCAGATCCGAACGCTGAGCGCGACGATGTTCAAGCTGGAAATGTCCAAGACCATGGGCATATCGCAGGACCGTATCCAAAAGATCTGCAAGCAGTTCGGCATCAAGCTGAGAAATGGCTCGGGCCGAAAGCCGAACAGCAAAGGCGCCTACACCATAGACCCGGAAGAAGATAAGCGGCTGGTGGAGCGATTGCGCGCGCTGGCCGAAGTCGGCGTGACCAAGCACAAGGCGCGCGCCCAGGTCGACATCGGCTGGCACAAGCTCCAGCGGCTGGTCGAGCAATACAAGCTCCCATTCCCGAGTCGCGCCAAGTGCGAATGATCCGCTCAAGGGTGCGCCATCGTGCGCGCCAACACCAACACGACCTACCTGCCAGCGGTATCACCCATGACCATACCCAATACCAGCCACCAGTTAACGATGATGGACGCGATCCTGATCTTGCTGCTCGCCTACCGGATTCACGGGACAGACGCAGCCATAAAGGCTTCAGCCTACTCAGTTCGCGATAAGGTCCGGATCGCCTGCCGCCCGGTCATCAACAAGGTTATCCGCTGCTCGTCGCCGATCAAGTGGGCAGAGGCTATCTGCCGGGACGACGAGTTATGAGCGAGATCGCAAGGGCGCCCAGTGGCTGCCGGGTCGGCGCATCGCATCAGAAGGCGAAGCTGACCAGCGAACAGGCGGCCGAAATGCGGGCCATCTACGAAACCGGCGGAAAGGGCTACGGTTTCTTGGCTGAGATCTACAAGTGCGGAGCCTCGACAGTCCGCGACATCGTGCAATACCGCACGCGCTTTGCAGGATAAGGGATAGGGATATGGCGAAGAGTACGCAGGAGCGGTCAGCGAAGGCCGCGGCGAAACGTGAAAAGGTCGGCGAAAAGGAGTTGCGTCACAAGGTCCGCCCCGGAATTCATCAGATTATTGATCGTATCAAGGAGCGGTCAGGAGTAACAGAAATCAGCGAGGTATTGCAGACAGCCATTATCAAAATGGATGCCATGACTGACGCCGAATTGATCGAGTTCCTGACCCATGAGCGCCACGAAATCACTATCAGCAAAACGTTGCGCGACGACTTCGACAATAAGTCTCGCCGCGAAGCTCTGTATCACGGTGAAGACAGTGATGACGGTGATGACAGTGAGTACGAAGTAATCGAACCGACCCGCCTGCCGCACGGCCCCGACGAATGCGCCAAGGCCCAACTCGACATCCTAAGCCAGGAGTAACCCGCATGGAAACGATCTACACCCACCGCCCGACCGGGCGCACCTACTCGCTGGCTCGCACTTCGGCAGAGTTCGCGATCCTGCATCACCTGACGGGCGGGGCGAAGTTTGTACGCCGCGGCGACCTGGTAGACGGAAGCGTTTGGAGTGTTAAGGGATGAATGCGCCGGCGAAGACTTTGCACGGAGAGATTGTTGAAGACGTTAGCGAGTTTTTCGCGCCCATGTCGAGCGATCTGGTTGATAGCCTTGTCGGCGAATACGATGCCGCCCGCAAGCGCCTGGAAAACATGGCGGCATCGGTGTCCGGCGATGCCTGCCGCGGAGTGCTGCACTACTTTGTCGAGGGCAACGTCGGTGAAAGCCGTCACAGCATGCCTACCACAGTCGAGGCGCTGTTTCGTGTTGAGGGCGCAGTCGGCCAGCTCAATGCGGACTTCTGGAATCGCGCATTGCGCATGACCGACGTAATCGACTACATGCCGCAGAAGCGCCGGCAGGAGTGGTTCGACCAGATGAAGAACCCGCTGGGCCGAAAGAACAACAAGCGCACGCAAGAAGGCGATTTGCCGCCGCTGCCGGACTTCACCGACGAGAGCGTTCGCGCAACGCTGTCCGGCCTACTATCGAGCCGGGCGCAGTTCCTGGCCGAGCGGGTAGACGGAATCTTTCGCGCCCTGAGTCGCCAGCATGTGACCAACGTTCCGCAGGGCTTCGGCAAGCGGATGATTATTGCCAACGTGTTCGGCTACGAGACGTCAGGCCACATCAACGACCTGCGATGCGTGATCGCCAAGTTCATGGGGCGAGATGAGCCGAAGCATGGCGTCACCGATCCAGTGATCAAGGCTGCGCGCCGCCAGAACGGCGAGTGGATGTCCGTAGATGGCGGCTCGCTTCGCATCCGTGTTTATGGCGGCGTTGGCACTGCCCACCTGGAGGTGCATCCAGAAATGGCCTGGCGCCTTAACGCCACACTGGCGAACCTTTACCCCGCTGCAATCCCTGCTGAATTCCGCGAGAAGCCGAAGCGCGCGAAGAAGATCAAGGATTTTGTCCTGTTCGACAAGCCGCTACCGTTCGCTGTTGTGGCTCAGCTGGCCGACATGAAATCAGGATGGCAGGGAGTGAAGGAAGGCTGGCAAGTTGGCCGCGTAAATATCCCCAATACCCGTGTTTTCGGTTACGGCGACTACGACAAGGCGTCACGCCAGCAGGCTGAGAAGGCACTTGAGGCGATTGGCGGCGTATGGGTGAAGGGCGAAAAAGGCGAACTTGGCTCATGTGACCACTGGGCCTTTGATTACGAGCCAGGCCCTGTAATTGATCAAGTTGTCTGCTCCGGCTGCATTCCCGATCAAAAGTCGCACCAGTTCTACCCGACGCCGGATGTCGTGGCCAATGCAGCAATCGAGAGTGCCATGGTCGGATCGGTGGACGGCATGAAGTGGCTTGAGCCGAGCGCCGGCCAAGGTGGTTTGGCCGATCTAATGCCGAAGCCGGTATGCGTCGAGATCAGCGCCTTGCACTGCGAGATCCTCAAGGCGAAGGGGCATTACGTCGAGCAGGCTGACTTCCTTAAGTGGCAGATCACTGGTCGCTATGACCGAATAGTGATGAACCCGCCGTACAGCGAAGGACGCTGGCAGGCGCATATCGAGCACGCAGCAGCAATGCTAAAGGATGGCGGGCGACTAGTCGCAGTTCTTCCGGCCAGCGCGAAAGGCAAGGACGTTTTGCCGGGCCTCAGTCATGAGTGGTCGGATATTTACTCGAATGAGTTTGCCGGGACCAGTGTTTCGGTTGTGATCCTTTCAGCGTGGAGTGATGCAGCATGACCGAACAACTTACCGTCCACGAATGGGAAGCCGTGCTCAGAGGCACACCAGCCGCCGACATGCGCCCAGGCGAGACAATCTCCCGTTACATCCATCGCAAGGTTGATGCGCTGACTAGTGAGCGCGACCGACTGAAGCGGGACTATAACGGACTGCTCGAAGACTGCGCGGGGTGCTTATGAGTCTGACTATCACGGTTGTCGAGGCCTCAAAGCTCGACCTGCACATCGAGGACATGAACAAGGCTACCCGCGACTGGACCGATCAGGCGGCGCGCGGTGAGTGCGGCTGGATCTGCTCCGACTGCTGCATGAGCGATCCGAAGGGCATGCCGGACGAGTGCTTTCACAAGAACCAGCGCTGCACAGAGATCATCCAGCGCGACAAGCTTCACGCTATGAAATCTGGAAACGAGCCAGCCTAACCCCTACCCCACACAAGAGCCTGCCGGTGTACGGCGGGCGAGGAATCCCCATGACCAAAGATCAGTTGCCAGAACTTGCAGCGGCAGTCGCGCGCGCCATTGAAGCCGGTAAAGCGGCTGCGGAAGCGGTGCCGGATGATGGCGGATCAGCGAACCTCGACCGCGTGTATGTGCGCGTCGGGCGCCTTCACGAAAAAACTCTGGATAAGGTCGGTATCACAGGATGGATGCAGCGCGCCACCACCTACCACGCCCGGGCATTTCACCTGAACGCGCCTTTCAGCGGGCATGGAAATCGGCGATACGCCGGCGTTCAGGCCATGTACAAGTCACTGAAGGCCGACGGCATCGATTGCGGCGTCTGGTATCAAATGGATTGACCCACAGCCACCGGTGCCGCCCAGCGCGGCGCAGGTCTAAACTGTCGGCCAACTAAACGAATCGTCAGGGGTGGCGTATGGCTGCGAAGCGCGGGGTGCGTGCGGCATCGAAAAGCAGTATCGAGATCAGCTTTATGGTCGAGGGCAAGCAGTGCCGGGAGCGCCTGCCGCTGGAGCCTACGCCGGCCAACCTGAAGCGGGCGCAGCAGCAGAAGGCGTCGATTGATCTGGCGATTCACCGGGGGGAATTCGACTATGCCGAGGCGTTTCCCCGGTCGAAGCGGGCGGCATCGGCTGTCGGCCAGTCGGGGCAGGTGCCGCTGGGCCAGTACCTGGACGAATGGCTTGAGCGCAAGGCCGGCATCCTGAAGGCGTCGACGCTGGACGGTTACCGCAAGATCGTTGCGGGGGTGCTGGCCCCGGCGCTGGGCAGCCTGGCGCTGGCATCTGTCACGCGCAAAGAGGTCAAGGCAGCCATGGCCAAGATGTCGGCGACCAACAAGCGGCTGGCCAACGTGCAAAGCTGCCTGCGCTCAGCCCTGAGCGATGCCGTAGACGACGAGCTGATCGAAGCTAACCCACTGGCCGGCTGGACGTATTCAGTGAAGGGCAAGCCGCGCACCGAGGACGAGATCGACCCGTTCAGCCCGGACGAGCAGCGGGCCATTCTGGCGGCGGCGACCGGGCAGTACCGGAACCTGCTGCAGTTCGCCTTCTGGACTGGATTGCGGACAAGTGAGCTGGTCGCACTGGAGTGGGGCGACATTGACTGGCATCGCGGGGAAGTGAGGGTGTCGCGAGGGCTGACGGCAGCGGCCAGTGAGGCAGAGACGCCGAAGACAGCGGCAGGGGTTCGTAGCGTTCGCCTGCTGCCCATGTCGTTCGAGGCGCTGAAGGCCCAGCGCGAGCATACCTATATAGAAGGGAAGGCCGTTTTCCACGACCCGAGGCACAACCGGGCATTCAACGGCGACCAGGAGCTGCGTAAGTCGCTATGGACGCCGACCATCCGCCGGGCTGGCGTGCGCTACCGGAACCCGTACCAGACCCGGCACACCTACGCTTCCATGATGCTGAGCGCGGGCGAGCATCCTATGTGGGTGGCCAAGCAGATGGGGCACGCATCCTGGCTCATGATTGCCCGGGTATACGGGCGCTGGATTCCAACCGATGGCGACTCGTCGGGGGATAAAGCGGCGGCGATGTTTGGGAAGCCTGAGCAGGCCGAAGTCAGAAACCACGGATAACCTAATTCTCTTCTTGCGTTGGTACACCAACTATCCTATAGTTCATTCCATGGGAGGCGCAGTGCTGACCAAGCAGCGGAGCAAGAGACGAGATGACCTATTACCAGCAAGCCAAGGTAAACAACGCCCGTTACTGGAACCACTTGGGCGTGCAGCGCAAGAAGCGTGGCGACGAAGGTGCGGAACGCTGCTTTGAGTTGGCCAGGAAGGTTATGGCGGAAGCGCGGGTTTGAACGGTGAGTGGGTTCTCAGGCATGCCGATGGTCGGTTCTACAGCTTCACTGACCAATCCACCTACGACGGCCCTCAATTCAGTAGGGACCATCGGAACGCAAAGCGCATGACTTACAAAGGAGCATGCAACGTCAGAGCGAGATTGCTAAACCCCAAATGGCACGGCGAAGAATTCGAAGTTGTGCGCCCACCTCAAGCCCCTTAACTGGGGCTTTGCCAGTACCGAATGACGCTGGACGACCCGGAATGAAGAATCAAAAACCGCCAAAGACCTCGACCAGTCGCGTCGAGGCGCACGAAAAGAATCTGCTGGCCCGGGGCGGCCGGCGGCTGAGCGGGATCAAGTTGCAGCCTGAAGCCGCTGAGTCACTGGCGAACCTTGAGGCCAAAGGCGAAAGCGCGACGGCAGCAATCAACCGCCTGCTGGTGCAGGAATCGGAATGCGTTAAGGCCGGGCAGTCCGGCGACAAATAAACGAAGGGGTGAGTGATGAGCAAGGAAGAGAACACGCCGTACAGCTTCAAGGGCGACAACGCCAAACTGGTCGACAGCATCAAGTCGCTGCTGGCCCTCGATAGCAAAGGCGCACTTGTGCCGCACGGCATCGGTGGCCTGGCCCGCCAGTTGCTGGAATCTGCAGTAGAGCGGCTGGTCGTGGATGCGCAGCCGGTTGACGCGATCCCGCTAAGCGACTGCGTGCCGGGCTGGCATTCCGATTACAACGATGGCTTGTTCGCTACTGAAGACGCCGTAGTGAAGCTATACCGCCATCCGCCAGCGGCCAATCTAGAGTCCGCCGCCAAGAAGCTGGCCGCCTGCATGGATTTCCCGTGGGGGCACATGCCTGAGCAAGGCCGGGCCTCGATGCGTGAGCATGCTACGGCAGTTATCGGCGCCGCCCTCGGGAGCAAGCAATGAGCAATGAGCATCCAATCCCGAAAGACCTGCGCGACCGCTTCGACCAAATCGAAGACGCCATTTGCCGCAACCGTATGGAACGTGACGCCGTGTTCACGCAGATGCGTACGGCGGTGCAGGCTCATTTTATGAGCGCCGAACAGGTGGGCGCGATACCAGATGGATACTGCGTCATGCCAAGAAGGCTGACCGCTGAGAACGGGGCGAAAGCGCTTCTGATCGGAGAGTTCAGCGTTAGTGTCACCCAAGACTGTCCCGAGTGTGTCGATCTGGATGAGCCAGACGAGCATTGCGAAATCTGCGACGGCGATGGCGAGTACGAACAGAAACACATGATTTCATGGGATCAGATCAAGTTCATTTACAGCAAGGCTGTAGAGGGGCTGGCTGCCAGCGCCGAGCCGACCACGATTGCGTATCGTCTACTTGAAGCCGGGGACACGATCGCAGCAACGGATGAGCACCTGGAAGATGACGCGGCCACTTGGTCACCGGTAGGGCCCGGCGTATTCAACGGGATGAAGTACATCAGGGGCGCCATGGTGCCTGTGCGGCGCGCCATCACAAGCATCGAGCCGGCCAACAAGGAGATCGCGCAATGAAAACTCACATGTGGAAGCGAATCGCCATGCTTGGCCTGATTCATGTTCAGTGCGGGCGAAAAGTCAAATCAACGCAGTTCACCAACGATCCCGAGAGAGTTACCTGCGAGGCGTGCCTCAGGCAGATGGAGCGAAGAGCATGAGCACGAAAACCTATGACTGCACCGTTCTAATAGACGCCAGCACCAGCTTTATCGTTGAGGCCGGCTCGCCCGAAGAGGCGGCAGAAAAGGCAGAACTTTTGGCGGCCGAGGCTGGAGCTGGAAGCCTTTGCCATCAATGTTCCGACCATACGGAAACGGGCGACTTCTACGGCGTGGTTGTCTATTGCGACGGGACTGATGTTCTCGACACCGGCTATCAGTCCATGGAGATCTTGAAGCTATCGGCAGAAGTAGAAACGCTGCGCACCGAGCGCGATCAGCTCAAGGCGAAGACGGAAGAGCGCAAGTCGTGGATGGATCGCTTTGTCGAATACTGCACCGAGTCAGGAGTTCCAGAAGACTTGCTGGCAGAGTACAAGGTCATTTCCTCTGAGAAAAAACGGGTGACTAGAAAGGGACTATCAGTCACGCCCAAATGCGGTTTCAGCAGCTTTTCAGCTATCACACCGCTACAGGCCACGGAATACAACGACCGACCGGGGGTTTAAATCCCCCGGATGGGAAAACGGAGAAGGGGAAGGTCATGAATTCAATTGATTGGAGCAAGGCGCCGGAAGGCACAACGCATTTCGACCCAGTAGACCAGAACCATCTGAAGCAGGAAGGAAAGGTCGCGCTGATGTGGAACATCAATGACGGCTGGGTCGAGAGGGGCTGGCAGTACCCGGACGAGCTTTCGATCATGCCGCGACTGATTGGGCGACCGGCGTGGAATGGCGAAGGGCCGCCTCCAGTCGGAGTGATGTGCGACGTGACCACGAACGATGGCTATAACTGGCGACCAATGAACATCCTGTTTCGGGATGAGTTCGTCATCTTGGCGGGGGAGATTGAAGGCAAGGTGGATCGCAAGCTTTTGCGCCTGTGCGATGCCGATGTTTCCTATCGCCCAATCAGAACGCCTGATCAGGTAGCAGCTGATGAGCGCGAGCACAAGATCCGTAACGCGCTTACAAGCATTGCGAAGTCACTTGCCGACCTGCACGAATCAGAAGAATTGACCGCCGTCGCAATCGTCGAGGCAATGATCGACGCCGGGTATACAAAGGAGGCGAGCTGATGGCAACGATCACCGAGATACGCGCCATGCTCGATCGCGGAGAAACTGTAAGCTTGCAGCGCAAATATGTCGCGGCAGTTCTCGAAGGGATTGCAGCGGATCCGCGCGGGACCGAAGTCTACAAAGTGATCCCGCGGCCGGGTCGCATGTCCGATATCGTTATGGAGGGGAAAAGTCGATGAGCGAGTTGAGCCCGGAGTTGATCAGGCCAGCACCTTCAGCGCTGCCTTATAGAAGGTCTCGCGCTCTGCTAGGCCATTCAGCCCGCCATTGACCCGACGAGTGATCCCTTGGAAGTCACCCTTGTCAGCCAGCGCATTCAGGCTGCGCGAATTCCAGAACCAGGCCGCCGACTTGCAAGCCCACTCGGCCTGCTCGAGCAGTTCAGGCGTGCGCAGCAGACGGTCGTCACCGAACAGGACCTTGCTGCATGCGAGGTAGTTGTCGCGGCCGGTGATCTGGATCAGGCCTCGGCCTCGGTACTTCTTCCCGTCGCCGTCAGCCTCGGGCGTGTTGCCCAAGCGCGCAGCCAGCGTGCCAGTGTCGTACTTGCTCAGGTACTGGTCGCCGCCGAGTTCGCGCACGTAGCGGAACTGGCCGGACTCATGGCCGACCTGGGCAATGAAGGCGGCCATGCGCAAGCGTGTG